GGCAGATTCATTATCAGAAAAAGCACGCAAGGCAAAAAATGCTGCAACTAAAGATGCAGCCAAGTATGCTGCTGGCGATACAGTAATTAGAAACGCAGAAGCAGCAGGTATTAAAGACCTTAGCACTGCTGAATTTAAAAAAGCAAGAAAGACTTTGCAACCACGTATTAGAGTAGATCGTCAAAAGACTGCAGCTCGTGCCGCTGGTATTGAAAAGATGCAAGCAAAGAAGACTGCAGCAAAGCGTGCAGCAGCAGCTATTGGTAACACACCAGCAGCGAAAAAGACAGCACCTAAGCCAGCAGCTAAGACTAGATTAAAAACATCTACAAAGAAAAAAGGTATGTAACTATGGCAATAACACCAAGCTACAAGAGTGGCAACGACGAAGGACACTACATTGACAAGGGTGCTGTAATGACACCTCAGATCAACCCATCATCAGATGCTAAGTATGTAGCCGCTAAGGCACAAGCACTTGCTGAGTCAAAGATTGTATGGCCTACTAAGGTCGCAGGAATTTCAGACCCGCTTTAATAATTTAAGGACATAACTTTGTTATCTATAAAAGAGATCTCTGCTAAGACAGCACGCCTGCAGACTAGATACGCAGGACGTGATTTGCGTATGCGCGAGGTTCTATCTGCACGTCAAGGTGATCTCTCAAAGGTATATCCTTCTATGTTCTCAGAGGATTATCCAAAGCCTCTAGTTGCAAATATGATTGACGTGGCAGCGCGTGACCTAGCAGAAGCTATGGCACCGCTTCCATCATTTAACTGCTCTGCCAGTAATATGACAAGTGATGCAGCACGTAAGGCTGCAGATCTTCGTGGTCGTATCGCTAACTACTATGTCAACGATTCACAACTGCAGATCCAGATGTATACAGGTGCCGATTGGTTTAACACCTACGGTATGCTCATTGGTCGCGTAGAACTTGACTACGATAAACAAGACCCAGTTATTACTTTGATTAACCCATTTGGTTCTTACCCAGAGATTGACCGCTTTGGTCGTTGTACTTCTTTGGTTCAGATCGTCGGTATGGATGCAGCATCTATTGCATCAATGTATCCAGAGTATGCAGATGTAATTGTAGGAAAGAACGCCTATACACCTGGCAGTCCTTACCTATCATTGGTGAGATACCACGACGCAGAACAAGATGTAATCTTCCTACCAGATCGCAAAGACTTAGTCCTTGCACGCACACCTAATCCAGTCGGTAAATGCCTTGTACAAGTTGCAATGCGTTCATCCATTGATGGCGAGGCACGTGGTCAGTTTGACGACATCCTTGCAGTTCAGCTTGCACGTGCTCGATTTGCCGTGCTACAGATTCAGGCCGCCGAAAAGTCCATCCAAGCTCCTATAGCCATCCCACAAGATGTGCAAGAGTTGGCAATCGGCCCTGATTCAATTATGCGCTCTGCCAATCCGCAGGCAATCCGTCGCGTTCCACTAGACCTACCACCTGGTATCTTTGCAGAATCTGGTGTCTTAGAGCGTGAACTACGTATCGGTGCTCGTTATCCAGAGTCTCGTTCAGGAAACATTGAGGCAAGCGTTGTAACAGGACGCGGTGTTCAAGCATTACAGGCTGGCTTTGACTCACAGATCAAGGCAGCACAGGCACAGTTTGCTCGCTTGTTTACTGATCTTATCTCTATCTGTTTTGCAGTAGATGAAAAAATCTTTGGTAATCGCACTAAAGAGATTCGCGGTATGGATGATGGTATGCCATTTACCCTTAAGTACCAACCTGCCAAGGCTATTAACGGTGACTACTCAGTAGATGTTCGTTACGGAATTATGTCTGGTATGGATCCTAACCGTGCCATTATTGCTTTGCTACAAATGCGTTCTGACAAACTTATATCACGTGACTATGTTCGTCGTGAGATGCCAGTTGAAATTAACGTTACACAAGAAGAACAAAAAGTTGACATTGAAGAGATGCGTGATTCATTACGCACTGCTGTTGCACAATATGCACAAACATTACCTGTTCTTACATCACAAGGACAAGATCCTATTCAGATCATTACCCGTATAGCCGAAGTAATTAAAGGCCGTCAAAAGGGTATGCAGATCGAAACTATTGTGGAGAAGGCCTTTGCGCCTGAGCCACAGCCGCAGGCTCCATTAGGTATGCCTGCCGAACTAGGTGCAGGTATGGCCCCCGCTTCTGCCTCGCAGCCAACTCCAGATGAATCTGGCGGTGCGGCCCCTGCTCCTGGTGGTCCACAACAACCTCAAGGAAGACCAGATATTGCATCACTGCTCGCCTCAATCGGCGGCGCGGCATAAATCCAAGGGAGGTGAAATATGAAAAAAGGAACACAAGCACCAGCTCCAATGTCTAAGCCAGTCGAAGGCAGCAAAGCAGGAGATAAGGTAACAGGCGGAAAGGTTTACCAACCATTCGCTGGAACACCAAAGCCAGGCAAGAAAGTATCTAAGTAATATTATTCTGATGGAGGTGCTGGACGATGGACAAGAATAAAGTGCGTCGTCCAGTACGCTCTACAGATTTCTTAGTTATACTATCTGAGTTGATATTTAATATCTCTCAAGTAATAACAACATTTTTTGAATCACTTTTTGAATTAAGTATCTACCACGCTAATCGGGAAACTGAAGTTAACAAGGCGTGGGAAGATTTCGCAACAGACATAGAGACGATACAGGAGGATAACGATGGCAATAGACGAAGCCAAGAACCCAGTTAAGGGAGTATCCGGTCCTGGAAAATTCTCATCACGTACAGACCTACCACCATCTAACTCATACGGTGACGGTGTACAAACTGCAGCTATTGCAGGTGGCGCTCCTTTAGCATCAACACCTGACGTACGCGGTGCAACAAATACAGAATTAAGAGCAGCAGGCCGACAAGGTCAAAGCGCTATGGGTATGCAACAAACACCATTAACACCATTGTTTGCACCTACACAACGACCTGAAGAACCTATCACAGCAGGTATTGATATGGGACCAGGCGCTGGATCTAGCGCACTTATGATGCGTAAGTCCTCAGAAAAACTTTCAGATGTTTTAGTAAAAATGATTCCATACGATACAGACGGAACTATTACAGTCTTATATCAAGAAGCACTAGCACGAGGTAACTAATGTCTGATAACTTGAGAGCAGCGGCTTTTCAAGCTGGATTATCAGCATCAGAAAAAAGTAAAGTTAGCGACCTTAGTAAAGCGCTATCTGTACATAAAGAACTTCTTAGCCTGCCATCTAATCTAGCACAACAAAAGTACAACACTTATAGTGTTGAACAACAAAAAGATTTAGTTAATAAATTTGGTAATGAGTCTCCAGAAGAAAAGCCTGATCGCAGTCCTCTTGGAACTGCTTGGCATTACACTGGCGGTAAGGTATTTGAAGCACTTAACTTTGCCTCAGATTTAACTACACGCGCTTTTCGTACTGGAGCAATATCTTTACAAGAAGACAAGAACTTAGGTCAGGCTTGGAAAGAGGCAGGTGCAGATGGTGAAAAGAAATTCAATCCAAACCGTATCGAGAGTGCTCGTGAAAAGTACGGTAATGCGGCTGTTAATGTTGCTATTCGTATCGCTTCTGGTGAAAAGCCAGAAGAGATTATGGCAACAGCGACGAACGAAGAAAAATATTACGTTCAAGTAGCAGATAAAACTAACAGCAAAGTTCTTGGTTTAGAAAACGAAAAACAAACTGAAGCTGCTAGAGATTTATTTGATGACACTATTTCAGCAGTTAATGCTGCTAAGTATTCTCCAGGACGTGCTCTAGCAAATATTGTAGATGCTGTTGTACCTGGCGATTTCTATGAAAATGGATTTTTCTATAAACTTGTTTCTGGTGCAGGAGATGCTCTTTGGCGTTTACGTACAGATCCAATCCTTCTTGCTAGTAAAGCTAAGAAAGGTTACGATCTTCGTAACTATTCCTATCAAGTACTTATGGGAGATGCCAAAAAATCTGGCGTTAAATTTGACGCATACTTTGACTTAGATGGTACTAAGAACTTTTGGAACGAATATGGAACAAAGTTATCAGATTACCGTAAGGCATCTGCTGGCGATAACCAATTAGCTGCTGCAGAGATTCGTCGTGACTTAGAGCGACTAGCTCCAGAGTTTGGACCTGCAGTAGTGCAGATGTTTAACAAAGCTGAGATTTCAAACGTAACAGATGCCAAAGCTTTTTTCTTAAACAGCGATGATGCATTTAAGATTACAGATGGAATTGTTGGACGCAAGCGTCTTATTATGCCTAGGTTAGATACTGCTCGTAGATTACGCGTAAATACTTTGACCAGTGCAAACAAGGTTTTTAATCTTGATAAGATTGGACCAGAGTTAGTTGACAATACATTTTTTGGTATGCCAACAACAGCAGATGGAATCTACCAAGCTCTAGTAGATCAACCAGAACTTATTGCATCAAACCTAAAGAATTTAAATAAGAAGACTTTACGTCTATCAACAGATCAAATTACTAAGCGTATTGATAAGGCAAAGCGTAGCCTTACACCAATTCCTATGTTTAGAAATAACGTATTTGATGTTACTGCTAATGATGCACAGGACCAAATATTTCGTCTTGCTGCTATGATAATGCCTACACGTGAATCTAAACTTGTTGCTGAGGTA